TCTTTTTTTATTTTCAAAAAGATTTCATCAGGTATATTTTCTATGGACATGGGATCTTGTTCTTTATCTTGTTGATCCCAAGCTTGTACTTCATTCCCAAAACTTCTTCTTCCATTATTTAATCTGAAATTTCTTGAAAAAGCCATCTTCCACCCATTTTCTTTATTTATAAGATATATCAGTCTGTGTGTTGATAAATAATCTACCCAATACTTTTCTTGAGTGACACACCATTTCGTATTAGACCCATAAATTTTAGCAGATTCAAAACTTAATGGTGTCAAAACTAACCAAATGTCATCTTCATGTATTTTTATAATTTCTTTTTCAATACGTTTTCTTTTTTCAATTTCTTCAGCTTTCTTGACAACTTCATGTAATTCTAAGAAATCATTATATGAACTAATATCTTTGTTTTTAATTCGGTTGGCCTTGGAATGTCTTTCAAATTCATTCAAAGTTTCAATTTCACCAGACCCAAATAAAAATACACCCATATACCCCATAAATTCTTCTTTGTTTGGGCTGTAGTAATCATTTTCATTTTTGAAATTTTTGATTAAAAATTCTAAATATTTATATGAATCCGTTGGGTCTAAAAAAGAAATAATATCAATCAAAGAAACATCAAGATCTTGATGTTGTTGCTTAAGTCTTTCTAATCTATTCATAATTTTATTTCAAAACGTTTTTTCATTTGTTCTATTTTATCTTCGGGAACTCCATGTTGATTAACACCACCATGTCTATTTTCAACTATGATAGTAAAAACTTTGAACCCATGTTTTTTTGCTAACTCAAAGTAGGGTTCCATTTCCCACTCTTGAGTGAATGTGTTAGATACTGCAATTTTTTTAATTCCTGATTCCATCGCATATCCAACAAACTGTTGACATTCTTTATGTGCTTCTTTTATTTCTGAAGGAATGAAATTATAATTACCATCATTATCATAAAAATAATGATCCGCCTCAAACACGTTTGCAGTTAATTCTTTTGCTAAAGTTGTTTTACCTGAACCCGGCACCCCTCTTACAATATATAATATTTTTTCCATAGTATTAAGCTTTGATCCAACTTGATGGATTTTCGGGATTTTTTTTAATCAAACCTTTTTCAATTAAGTCGTAGGCAATAAAAGAAGATTTATAACCAATTACCTTGTCAAAACCTTTTTTGTCTTTGGTTTCTAAGTATATAGGGTCAAAATTCCAAACTACACCATTTTTTTCTAATTGGTCTAAAAATAATTGTTCTTTTTTAGTTAATTTCATAAAACAAAGATAATAAAAATTTTAATATAAAACAAAAAAAGAGATCGTAAAAGATCCCTTTTTTTCAGGCCGTCCAAATTGGACTGACTCCACCACTTTGTTTTATAGGAAACAAAGAAACTATTTTGTTACAAGAGCCTCTATTTTACTTTTAACTTGTTCAGTCATTGTAATTTCTTTAACGTTAGTTACAATAACAGATTCTTTGAGGATTTTGTTTGGTATGTTTACAAAGAAAGTATCTCCGTTGAAGAATGTTAGGTCTTCGCCTAATTCTACACAACCGTGTACCATTTTTAAAAAAAGTTTAAACTGTACTTGGTCCATAAAAGTTTCGTTGATTAAATCACCAAACTTTTCATTCATAACTTTAATATTGAAACCTACTTTATTCATAATACAAATATACATGAATTATTTTTCAATAACAAATTTTTTACCCGATTTTTTTAATGTTCCAACAAAATCTTTTTTATGATCAATACCTGACCAAAAACCACTACCATCAGTCCAAATACCACGTTTATTATTTTTATAAACTTCTTCACCAAATGTAATGTATTCTGGTTGATCGTTTTCAAGTAAACATGTGGCTCTTGTCATTTCACGTTTTTCTTGTGGTGTGTAATTTCCTGACCAATCTTGTTTACATAAAAAAGTAGCTTCACCAACCTTAACTTCTTGTCCGTTAAGAATTGCCTTTTTATCTAATTTTTTCTTGTAAGTGTAAATGTAAGTTCCCATTTTAATTTATTTTTTCATCCCAAATTTTATTCAATTCTTCTTCACTTATTCTTTCTGTCAGATCGGTAAACATGTTTGTTAAAACTTTTACAAATTGAATCCTATTTCTTGCTAGTTCAGGGTTGAAGGAAATTTCAATAAGTGAGTCACTCAAGTGACTGTTTATTACAATATACAACGGAATTGATTTCATTTTTTTTATTTATACAAATATAAGGGAAATTTTGTATATAAAAAAACCCACAAAGAAATTTTACTTAATTTGTGGGTTGGGTTTTGATAAACCATTACAGTAAGTGAAAGGGGTGTAATGTTTTTTTGTGTTAAATAAATATGTGATAAATTGGTAAAAATCAATATTTTTTCAAAATATTTGTAATTATTTTACCAAATTCTTGATTTTTTTTACTTATAGGATTGTTTTTTAAGTTGAAGTACCCACATTCTGTGTGTTCATGACCATCTTTTGCTGATTCAAGTTCAGGAAACACATATCTATTTGTTTCATGAAGAAAAATATACATTAAACCTTTTTTTGTATCTTCATCCTCATACAGGTTAAGTATGTCGACTAACTTTAATTCCCCTTTTATTTGAATATTTGTTTCTTCCTTGAATTCCCTGATTGCGGTTTCTTTTGGCGTTTCTTTTCCTTCCATACCTCCTGATGGAATGGACCATTCATTAGGTAAGGAATTTTTTGGGCTTCTTTTACATAGTAAAACTTCATTACCTTTTTTTATAACAATACCCGAATACCTTTTGAATTCTTTCATAATACAATATTTATAAATATGAACATAGTAATAAATAATAATAGTTATAGGGTCAAGTCGGCATTGACAAATAAAGATATTTCAAATGGTATGATGAATAAAAAATTTGATGAAGACTTTGATGGTATGTTATTCATGTTAGACGGTAGGGATCACTCCTTTTGGATGAAAAATTGTATTATACCACTTGATATTATTTTTATAAATGAAGATGTTATAACTAAAATTCATCACAATTGTAAACCATGTAATCAAGGTAAGTGTCAGACATATAATGGAAATGGCGATATTGTTTTAGAATTACCAGGTGGTGAATGTAAAAAATATAACATAAATGAAGGTGACGAAATTATTTTTCAGAACTGATTTTTGCCTGTAAAATTTCGTAAAACTTACTTTGTATCTGCTTTGTTAAATCTACATAACTTTTTTGTTCTCCACCATCTTTTTTTCTGTAAAGAAAACTAATACCTGAAATATTGGTAATACATTTATGTCCCCCAGAATTTGCATTTATGATATCTCTACCATTTAGTACAACTTTATCTAATAAAGCAATTTGTTTTTCACTTAGTTTTCTGTAAGGTCTATTCATTATGTTATCCAATATTGGGAATAAACTTTCTTTTCTACCCAAAACTTTCAAAGATGGACTGTTACCATAAATTGCCATAAAATCCTTAAATGTAAAACCAACAGACTTGAAGGTTGCTTTTGTTTCAGATATTCTTTTCAAAACTGATAATGGTACAATAATACTTTGTAATTCTGGATTCATTTCATCCAATACTTCATTTTTGATTTCACCCAAATCAACACCCTTAAGTGCTCGTTCTTTTTTGTATGGGTTACATGATGCTTGAACTAATCCCAACGGCCATGCAATTACTAAAAAATCAGCGTCTGGATTGTTTTTAAATGGTGTATATCTATCATATGAACCTTGTGGTGTCATGTATCCACCTCCGTATTGAACTAATATGTTACCGCTAACATTAACGTTGGGGCTAACATTCATATTTTGGATGTAGGCCTGTTGATTTTGTGTGAGTTTTTCTTCATCATCAAAACCTTCTCGTTTCATAATTGATTTGATCTTTAATAAAATATTCAGTAACGATGGTTTACAGTCTAATACTAATTCTTCAAGAAATCCGGGTTTATTTTTGAACGCTAAAAGTAATTTATTAGCAACTAATCCTAACAACATTTTATTTCTTTTAACATCAGAATTCTTATCTAATTTGAAAATATACTTCATTACATCGTCAACTGATATATTGTATTGAGCAAAATTTGCAGAATCAACAGTTGATATTAACGTTATGTCTTCTTGTGTAAAAATTTCTTTAGGTGATAAACTTTGAGATATTGTTTCAACGTTAGACCTTGAACTTTTGAATGATGTAGATGTTCCTTTTTCTACACCAGCTTGTGTATCATGGTGATCTGTGTGAATTACAAACATTGGTTTTCCGTGGGCAAAATCAACCAAAACCGGCATCGTATCACCTTCAGCGTCAAGTTTTTTTATTGCAAATTCTTTATCACCATATTGTATTATTTCGGCGTCAACAACGTCAATACCATTATCTTCCAAATATTCTTTCATAGCAATTGCAGTAGTTACACCATCCAAATCTTGATGAAAATAAATTTTAGCCTTTTTGTATCTATCAGCAAGCTTTTTAATGTCCCTAATTCCTGATTCTACTAATATTCCTTTTTTCATATAACATAAATATCGATTGTTGAAGATTAAATTTTGTAAATTGTTGATAAAATTATTATATTTGTATCAAACCAATAAAAAAAATATATTATGAAAGAAAAAATCAAAGCTTTAATCGAGAATTCAAAACCAATGATCAAAAAAGTCACAGTCATAACTGTACTTTCACTTTCCATTGTTAGTGGGTTTTCTGTTGGTTATCTTTACCACAGAATTTATGGTCCCAAATCACCAACCATAGAAATGATTTCTTTGGACAAGTCACAGGTTAATTTGGCAATTGATGAAAATAACCACTTAATCATAATTGATAAGAATAATGGTAATTACACTGTTTATGAAGATTCAATTGGTGTTGCAATTTTTAATATGTACGCCAGAAATGTTATAGTCAAATCGGAAAAATAGTATGAAGATAAAAACAGTTTTTTATTACGGACTTTTTTGTTCATTTTTGATATATTTTTCATTTTCATTCGATAGTTTTTCCAACGATTACAAACCATTAGACAACAAAAGTAATTTCAAAACTAAACAATTTAGTTCTATGGTTCTTTTTGATTTAATAGAAAAATATTCTGATGAATATTCAGTTCCAAAATACATCGCCTACAATGTTGCGTTTAAAGAAACAAGATATATGGGACCGTTTCATTGGAATTACAATCCGAATCAGGTTTCTTCTGTTGGAGCTGTTGGTCCGATGCAAGTTTTACCAAAAACTTGTAATTGGATCAACAATTCAAACTACAGTAAAAATAAAATAATGTCTGATTTAGAATTAAATGTCATGACAAGTATGAAACTTCTTAATTACTTGCACAAAAAGTATGGTAATTGGTCAATTGTTTGTGGTTGGTACAATACAGGTAGGCCAGTTGTAAATGACTATGGTAGATATTGTGCCACCAATTTAGATTATAAATCTAAATGGATTTCATTACAATAAAAAAACCCCCATTTAAGGGGGTTTACTTAAAACTCTATTTCTTTTATTTGTTCCAAGGTTTTGAAATATTCTACCCTTGTTTTTGCAATTTCTGAATAGTTTGGACTTAATTCTATACCTAACCAATTTCTTCCTAACACTTGAGCGGCAACCAAAGTTGTTCCACTTCCAGCAAAGGGATCTAATATTATATCGTTCTTATATGACAATATTTTGATTGCCTTGGTCGGGATGTCCATAGAGAAGGTTGCTTTAGTGAGAGATTTAGTGTCAGCAAAATAATTCCACTGACCGAAGACAAGTTCCATAAATTCTTTTTTGTCTTTATCTTCATAAACCATTTTGTTTCTTTTTGTCCCATCTTCATTTTCAATTTCTGTTAATTCACCGGTCCATTCAGGTTCACCTTTAACTTTCTTGATGTGTTTTTTCTTGTAAGCCAATATTACACATTCTTTAGGGTTATAAATGTATGGTGACGATGGGCTCATCCATGAACCCCAAGCTGTGGTTTTACTTCTGTGTGGTGATTGTTCTTCTAAATCAACAATACCAAAGAAACCATAACCAATTTCTTTCATAATTTGCCATATTTCTGAAACAAAAAATATACGACCACCTTTTTTTTGACGATTGATCTCATATGGTATATTAAGAGCAATTCTTCCATCATCTTTCAATACTCTATATGTTTCTGTTAACCATGACTTTGCAAATTCAACATAATCATTAAATTCCATGTCATCATTATGTACGTCATAGTCAATTCCAACACCATATGGGGGAGATGTTACCACCAAATCAATACATCCTTCAGGTAGTGTCTTCATTACTTCCACACAATCCCCATTTATTATTTTTCCTGTTTCTATCATTTTAAAAAATTATTTTTATTAACTTGTATATTAAAGTCCATGTCAAAGTTATAGTACCAATCATGATTATAAAAAAAATTACTCGATAAATAATTTCTGATTTCAACTTTTTTAAAGCATTTGCGTTAACATTTGTGCCACTTTATATCCCGTGTAAGCACCCGCCGCTGCGGAACCTGGCAACACAATAAATTTACCTAACATTGTTTCATACTTTTTTCTATTTACAATATAAGAAATTAGAATGTAATAGACAATATAATTTATCAAAACCAAAAAATCTAGTTCTTTTGCAACAAAAACAACAATAGAATTACCAAGGAATCCCCACATAAAATTTATTAGGGTTTCTCTGATAAGTTCATTAGGAGTTGTTATTGCGTCCAAAATATTTATTTTTTTATTTAGGCCTTTCCTTGGTTTTGTAAGTTTTTTATCCATACACTTTTTTTAGATAATCAAATAAATTTAAAAAATTAGGAAATTGTCCGTGTTTTTGTCTGTAATAATTTTCCATTTTTGATGAATTCAGACCATATTTTTTATCATGCCCCAATCTATCTTCGACGTGTTTTATTTTAACTTTTTTATTTAATATCACACCAATTTGATTTATTATATCTAAATTAGTTACCCTGAATCGGGTTCCAATGTTAAAAACTTGGTTTATGACCTCATCGTCAAACATAAGATCACATATGACTTTAACGTTGTCATAAACATACATCCACTCTCTAATTTGTTTTCCATCACCATAAACCGGTATCGCTTTACCTTTATTAATTGATCGTGTAATCGTTGGGAGGAATTTTTCCTCAAATTGATGTTCTCCAAAATTATTACAAGTTCTTGTAATTAAGTAAGGTAGACCATATGTTCTATTTGCCGAAAATACTAACATATCAGAAGCCGCCTTAGTTGATGAATAATATGAACTAGGTTTAATCTTATCATCTTCCGTTGCCGTATGATTTATTGCAATATGTTCATCCATATCTCCGTAAACCTCATCAGTTGATATGTGAATGAACTTCTTTAAGTTTTTGTTTTTCCTTGATATCTCTAATAAGTTGAAGGTTCCCTCCACATTAGTTCTAACAAAAGGTAAACCATTTTTAATTGAGTTGTCAACGTGAGATTCCGCAGCAAAATGAACTATGTAATCAAAATCACCAAGGTCGTCTTCGGTTACATCACAAATGTCTTTTTGTAGAAATGGAATATTGTGTTTGATATTTTCTTTTTTACCAGCGTAAGTCAATTTATCAACACAAAGAACATCACATTCAAAATTATCAAGTAGGTGATTTATAAATGCGGAACCTATAAAACCAGCCCCACCTGTTACTACTATTTTCATAAATTTTCAACTTTTAATTTTTGAATATGGTGGTTAAGATACCAAGCGGCCTTTTCTAAATCTTCTAATTCTTTTTGTTTGTTTTTCTTACCTGCTCTTGAAATATACTTTATTGTATTACCTAACGAAAAACTTAGATCCCAAGCATCAATAACTTTTATCGCCTCATAAGGATTATTAACCCCACCATAGTGTGTTGGGTGATTTACTTGTTCTACTTTAATAGTGGGGCACTTACAATCTTCGATGCCACCACAAACACATGATTTAATATTATCCATTAAAATTCTTCTATTTTTATAAATCTTGAAATTGGGTATTCCTTTCCCCCGTATGTTTCGATATCAACTTCCTCATACCACTGAGAAAATGGTCTTGCGTATTGTGAACCAAAAGAAAGAGATTTGTAAATCACAAGAGGTTCTTTAGTTTCTGTATGATTACACATACAAATAACTTCGTACTGACCACCTTTATAATGTTGAAATTTTTCTTGAGGTTTCGGATAGTTTTTTTGTTTCATTTTAAATTACTTCTTGTGTTTTTTTTGTGCTTTCTAAAAATTTCTTTTGATTAATGTATGAAATTAGTTTTCTTTTAAAAATTGGTAATAGTGTTTCGAAAATTGGAAAATCCCCACGGCTAATCATTTCGAATACGGGTAATTTTTTATTTTCAGAATTCCACACAGAAAAATTATTAATTATTTTAGTGATTGTCAAATTTTTTTCATCACAGTAAATTAAATTCACAGAAGTTTTACTTTCAGGGGATTTTTTTGCTGCTGGTTTAATATTGTATTCCCAAACGTATATTTTATTTGTTTTAGTATCAGTGAAATGAAAATAACCAACATCAGAAATAACTTCTTTAGCCCTTTTATTAGGTTTCATATCTACGTTTTCATAAACTATTGTCCAAACTGATTTAGCGATGTTAAAATATTCTAACATCCTTGGTGCACTATAACTGAGTATCTGTACAAATTCATCTATTTCTTCATTGTTTAATTCAGGAATATCTTTCAATTTTAGATCTTTAACCAAAAGTTCGTCGTCAACAGAATCTAACTTTTTGTTGGTATACATTATTTTTTTGTCTTTGATTAAGGTTTGTACGTTTGCTAGGTGCAAAGAAAGTTCAATGAAACCTGGATAAAGTTCCATTTTATCCAACTTTTCCCCCATTTTTTGAAAATATGACAATAACTTGTATTCTTTATGTTCTCTGTCAATTGGTTTTTCGAACATCCAATCAGTGTCCATCAAAAATTCTATTTTCTTTTTTCTTCCCATCTGACAAAATTATAACAATAAATTACTTGGCAGTAAAGATTAATCAATTCTCATTACTATATAGTATGTACCGTTAATTCTAACAGAATCATAACTACCGTCGTAACCATTTAACGAACCATATTCACCATCACTTACAAGATCATCTAACATTTCCTGTTTATTTACAAAATTCGAATAGTCGTCATATCCCATCTGTTGTAAAAAACTTACAGGATCGTTTTTAATGTTGTCATCAATATAACTTTCTATCGCATATTCTATATCTTCTTCTGATGGTTCACCATCAGGATTATCTTTTATTTCTTCTATTTCATAATCAATATCGGATATTCTACTTTCACGATCATCTTTTTGTTCTTGGGTTTCTTCATCATCATATATTTGGTGAGGTGGGACAACTTGCCCATCTTTATATAACACCCAATGACTTTTGGATGGGTCTGAACTTTCATTTCTATATTGAAACTCATGTTCTTCATTTTCATCCCAAAAATCAAATACTTTACCATTTTCTTCCATTGTTGGGTATTTTATCGGAAATCTAACACCTTCGTTTTCATATACCCATTTTTCCATTTCTAAAACCCAAATTTCTTTTTCTTGATCTTTACTTAATTGTTTTTCGACCCCATAACTATCTGGTTCATCCCTAACCCATTCACTTACAGAATCTTCGAAGTACTCTGCCACTTCATCCCCATCAACATATCTTGAAATAAAATTATTATCAAAATAATGTTCCATACTATCGACCATTTCTTCATAGTACATTTTTAATGACTCGTCACATTCATCTTCAGTACCAACCGCATATTGATGGCCTGTGGATAAAGATTCAAAATTTGTTAGATCATAATGTCTTCCGATATTATATAAATCGTAAACATCAACTCTATCAGATAATATTTCATTTTTTTCATCTTCAAGTTCCATTTGTTTATCAGTAATTTCATCAAACTTTTCACTATAATTTTCATCACCAGCATCCAAATTTTCTTGTTCTTCTTCTAATTCTTCAATTTCTCTATTTATTTCAGATATTCTATCTTGTTCATCATCAGTTATACCTTCTAAATACCCTTCATTAACGGCATATTCAAACGCTGCGTTAGCCTTTTCACCTTCTTCATCAGTACCATCTAAACTCCATTCATTTCTATCCCTTTTACCATCCTGTTCGTTTCTTTTTGCAAGTTGTTTTTTTCTTATAAGTTCCTTTTCATAAGGTGTATCCCAAAATGATATTCTTCCACCAACAACAACATCATCGAAATTTTTAATTCCTGTTTTAGAAGCATCTAAATTACCTGTTACTTCTATATTCCCTAACTTGTAAATTTTATTTTTACCACTGAGATCTGAAAGGTTCAAGTTCCCTTTTACCACAATTTTTTTTCCTGTAAATTTTGGTAAATATGGAATAGCGTGTGCCATAAACCCTACTTGTTTCAAATACTGCATATATTCTTCAGGTGTTAAATATATTTTTTCAACAACATCATCTTCTACAATCCTTTGTAAAACAGTTTTAAATTGTGTTTCGGTTAGAATTAATTTCTTTTTCATACAATCATAAATATTTGTGATTTACAAAATAGTCTTAGTGTTGATATTTATAAATAAATAAACCTTATAAAAACAATTGACCATGGGATGCGGTTGTAAAAACAAACAAGGGAACCAACAGGCTTCAACACCAAATCAAGCGGCTAGACCACAGGCTCAAGCCCAAAAAAATCAGAACGTTCAAGAATCGGTGAAGAAGATAGTTGAAAAATACTATAATAAAAAGTAATTTAATTCCTTTGGCCAAAGAAATTAAGGTGGAATTTTTCCACCTTTTTTGTATTTATGATATATGGCAGATCTTAACACTTTTATAGAATGGTATCGTAGTGGGGATGAAACAGATTATGTTAAACTGATGAAAGTTTTCAAATCTACACGTAATTTTTTATCATTTTTAATTAAAAATAATAAAGTAGATTACATAGACCCAACTACTATATCTGGTAATGAATTCGATCATGATTCAACCTTATTTGACTTTCTAATTGAAAATAACTTAATTGACTTTGATGACTTTTCGCGTTTATACGATGAAATTGACGAATCAACAAAAAATCAATTATTATTATATTACATTGATACTAACTATGAAGACGCCATGGAATTTATTACAAAAAATCTATTAAGTGACGTAAATATTAGACAAGATGGATTTTATCTTCATTTAAGAGATAGAGAAGAATTGGAAATACTTTTTTGTGGTTCACAAAGAGGTGAAAGTGCAAGATATGTTGCAAAACTCATTTTAAGTGAAGATGGTTTAGGACATGATTGGTATTTTGATGACAGCGTAAAACCACACCAAGTTGTTGATGAACTTGATGATGCAAATATTACAACACTTATAGATTTTATTTTCAAAGAAATTGGGGATAAAGAATTGTCTTTAGAAGATTATGATTCTGATTTTTTCTCTGAACTTTCTGAAGAACAAGGAACTGAAGGTTATTTTAGAATAAGAGCTGAAGATTTGAATGGATTAATTAACGATGAAGCAGCATTTAATGAATTATGTAATAAAGATTTAGATGAATTAGGATCTAATTTAACAAGTTTATATTGGCAAGCAGAAAATAGTGCATATGAAGATGAAATATATGACTTAGTTTATGGTGGTTTAGATGAGTACTTTGAAGGAAGAATCGATGAGGTACCAAGAGAAGTTACAAAGAGCGATGGTAGTAAAGTGACTAGATATGACAGTTATATTAAAATTAGAAACTTTAGAAATTTAGTTGAAACATTTTTAGAAAATTATAAAGGAAGTGCGTATAGTGATTCTTTTTTAGAATATTATGGTGGTTTAACTGAATTGATGGTTGCTATGATTAATAATGATGATATTGAATGTATTGATTTTAGAGTCCCTGAATATCCTGACTGGAATAGAACAAGAAAAAATATAAATGAACTGTTTTATGATTACGTATGACAACTAATGAATTAATAGATACTTTCAATACCGGTAAGTGGGAAAGGATTGAGCCTATATTTAAGTCGGTAGAAAGATTCATTTCATACATAAAAGGTATTGGTAAATTGAATAAAGTTGATTTATACTCCGTTTATCGGGAGTCAGATGATAATAGTTTTCTTAACCAACTTTGTATTAGTCTTCTAAAAGAATATGGTGTTGAGTATTTTTTACCTCTTCTTGGGGATGTTAAAAAAATTGGGGGTGACTATTACCTTAAATTAAACAAATTAGTTGAGTTATCCGTTTTGTTTGATGATAGTGATTATAGAAATATTTCAAATAGAGAAATTGCAAATGGAATTTTAGATGAAGATTGGTTCGAGATGTTTTCTGATACAATTTATAATTATTATGATGATGTTGTAGAAGAACTAAATGAAAAAAATTTAAATGAGTTAAAGGAAATAATACTTAGAGATTTAAAGAATCAAAATATGGATTCTGATGAGTTTGGTGGAAATTTTTTCTCTGAAAACTCAAATGAAGAAGGTTATGTTACTATCAATTATAACAATATAAACTATGTTTTATCGGATCGTAAAGTTTTCAATGAACTAATTAATTCTGGTTATTTAGACGAATTACGAAGTAATCTAAGAAGTTTACATAATATGGCATATAACGAAGCTTGGAACGATGAGGTATATGAAGATATTAAAAATGAACTAAGAAGTTTAATTGATACAGAATTTAAGTGGGATCAAGACGAAAATAAAAAACAATACTTATTGTGTAAAATTAAAAATTTAAAGTCAGATCTATATGATTATTTTAATTGTATGAGTGATTATGAGTATAATATATATGACGAAAGATCTTATTTAGATATGTTAACTAGATACTTTGAATATTGTGGTGATTTTTTAAGTTTTAGAACTTCAGAATATTCCGATTCTTATAGAGTTAAACAATACCTTAATGATGCATTTTTAGATTACGTCTATTAACTATTTATAATATCAAATAAATCTCATATCAATTGTAAAAAAATATATTATGAGATTAATAAATAAAAAAACAAAAAGATTTATTGTAAATTTATTTTCTGACTACATTTTATCAAAAATTAACAAGTCAGAAAAAAGTATAATTCAAGTATGTGATTGCATAAATTTTGTTGTTGTTTCGGGTAAAAGTTCAAGCAAAGATATCTTGGATTTACAAAAAATAAAAGAAGAATTCTTCAAAGAATATTCGTCCGAATTAGAAGATGCAAACGTAGACCATATGAATATTATTGATTTACTTTCGTATGGATCAGATTTTGATGTTTTGGAAGATGTTTGGATTTCTTTAGATAAAAATGTTTTCACAAGTAAGTCTGAACCTGTGACAAATCTATTTACAGTGTCTGAATTTCCTTATGGACATAGTTTGAATTGTGGTCGGTCTATAGTTTATTATTCAAACTATATGTTTAACCACATGTATAATTTGTTAGGTGTAAATAATTTGGAATTTTATTTTACCAAAAAACTTAATAGTGATGAAGACTTTGATATTGACATAATTTCAAATTCAAATATACCCAAAGAAAAAATCAAATCTTTGATTTTAGATGTATTCGATTTTGATTTAGATAAATTTAACGAAAGAATTAATAATTATAATTTGTTTGAGGATCTGTTAACTCAAAACAAAGAAAAACCATACTTGATTCAAGATATGTTAGAACACGTAATATTAATTTAAAAAAAAACCACCGTTTATAGGTGGTTTTTTTTATTCTTCATAAAAGTTTTTGATTATTTTAAGACCTTCTTCTAAGTCATCAAAATCTCTGTCAGGAGCATATAGTTTTGTTTTTGGTCTTTCTGAATCAGGATCTAAAATGGTCATAAATGCCGGTACATATTCGTTTTCAGTAATTTCAACAAAAATATCATATTCATCTTTATATTTGTCAATATCTCTATCAACGTAATTTAGATCTTCCTTGTCTAACATTTCTTTTAACTCTGTACAAAAAGGACAACCAACCATACTGTAAACTACAACCAACTTATCCATTACTTACTGTTTTGTATTATTTTAGATGAATTTTCATATTTGTAAATTCTTTTATGATCATCATTGCTTCCATAAGCATCGCAACTACTTTTACTGGTTTTACATGAAAACAAAAATAGTAAAATAAAAAATGTTAAGACTACTTTAATCATATCAATTCAATAATAATTCTTTAACTAAATTTTTAATGTCCCCTTCTTCTAAAACCCCAACTTTTGTTTCAACAACTTTACCACCATTAATAATTTTAACTGTGGGGATACTTCTAATGCCAAGTGAAACACTTATGTCTTTATTTTGATCAACATTCATGGTGTACATTTCCACGTCAGTTTCATTTTCATTTGATACTTTTTCAAATCTAGGTTTCATCATTTTACAGGGACCACACCATTCAGCCCAAAATTCAACAATAATTTTTTTACCTGATTCTATTTTTTCTTTAAGTTCAGTTGCGGTAATTTCCATTTTTTTATTATTTTAATTTTATTAAGTTTTTTACAAAGAATTTAGTTTCTTCTAGTTTTTCTGGTTCAAAATAAATCATTATTTGATATCCCGAGTCTACAGCTATCTTTTTAGATAAATATATGAAAATGTCAGACTTGTTACGAAAAATTGCATCTATAAAAGAAACACCATTTTCATAAGTGTACATATTAAGATATTCTGGTTTATAGTTTTTTTCTAAAAGAATTTCGGGTGTGACATTTAATTGACCTTGGATTCTGTTTTTTGATAATATTTTTCCTTCCCTATCATAAATAGATTTTAGAAACTCAGTTTCTTTATCAAAAAGTTCTTTAGTATTTGTCATAATATAAAAATAAATAAAGTGGTGAAAAAGTCACCACTTTATTTTTAGATCATTTCTTCGGCCAACTCCCAAAGTTTCGTATTGATACTATTTTGTGCGATAATACTATCAATTTTTCTCATCTTAGAAACCCTACCCCTTTGGTTTGATACCTGAACACCACCACGAATAAATTTTTCTTGTACTGTGTTAAAAACTTTCCAAAGGTCATCTCCTTCATCTTCTTTCCGATTAGGTGTTAGAAGACCCATAATTTCCATATCGTTCAATGTTTTTTCAGCGTTAAATCTGATTTTAGCAGATTCACGAACAAAACTAATTTTTTCATCAGTTGACATTTCACGTTCCATCATTCTTCCTACCGATTGTTCAATCAATGGTAATTTTTTAGAAAATTGATCTGCCAGTTCTTTAACATCGTCAAGTTGAAAATGATTGTGTCTCATAGTAAATCTATCCGCCACTGCTGTTGGTACCGTCAATCCGTTTGAACAAACTAATCTGAATAGTCCAGCACTCAAAGAAAAAGCAGAAGTACCGTTGTGTGAATTTTTGACAATTGCTTCAACTAATGTATCACCAACTTTGGGAAGTTCGCTGTTACGGAATCTGATTTCGTGTAATGAATGTATTCCCTTACCTGTTTGTTTAACAGATGCTATTTGCCAACCTTCGCGATCAAAAAATTCTAAAACTTGATCAGTTGGTACAAAAGTGTACTTGTTAGTCATCTTTGGAGATGCTGAAGTTGCGAATACTGAAGGTGCTTGGGATTTAATAAGTTCAGGAGTGTAGATCATATATTTGTTTTTAATTATTGAACAAAGATAAACGTTTTTTCAATAAAAACAAATTTTAATTCAAAATTATATTACCAAACTTTGTTTTTTGGATGTACCCTTCAATTACTTCTTTTGGATTAGAAGTTTCTACAAGTTCAGGTAACTTGAGTTCGATTACAATTTCAACTATTTGGTCTTTTGATAGTATATAATCAATACCGTTATCAAAATTTTGTATTGATTTTTCTTTAAGTTTTTTATAAAAATCTTCTTTTTGTAAATTACCTATCAGAACCATTAAATCATTAGGATTCTTTTCAAAAAAATTGATTAGATTACTTATGTAAACTTCAATATCAACATTAGTCATATAATTAGTCTTCGTTAGATTTACAACCTCTTTTAACTTTGAGCTCTTCAGGGAAATTGACTATGAAAAAATCTTCAGTAGGTATCATGTGTTTGAATAGCTCCTTTGGTAGGTTATCAATATCAATGCCAGAATCCATAACTGAAATAAAGTTGAGACAATACAAAGTTGCTAGTGACTTTGGTAAAGTTTTTAATTCTTTATTTCCTGTGACATTTAGGAAAGACAACATTTTACATTCACCAATTGATTCAGGTAAACTTTTGATAATATTGTCAGCAACAAATGTTTTCAAATTTTTGAATCTTGATATGTTTGCGGGTACGTCAAATGGTTCCTGTTTGTCTGATTTGTTTTCCAAATTAAGGAATCTTGTATCTTCAGGTAAAATAGAAAACAATGTGTCTAAACCAAACATGGTGGCAAATTTAGCTGCGGAATCATTAGGGAATGATATCGGTAGATAACTAAGATCAATATTTTTCTTTGCCAATTGTTTTGCATATGAATTAATAAGTGCTTCATGATATGGTGACATTTCATCACTCATAATCAAAGAAACATCCGCCTCTGTCAATTTGTCAATGTCAGTTAACAAAAGTGATTTACGTTTTTTAGTAAGATAGTAATCTTTACTTTCCTTATCAGTAAATTTCAACATTTCAGCATTCAATTTACCGTCCATACCAATGTATTTATGTCTCAAATAAGGTGTAAAATTTTTCCAAATTATTGGGCCAGTAGCGATCTGAGTTAAATCAGGAGTCCTTAATTCTAACCATAATTCAACGTTTTCTTCAGAACCAAGTTCTTTTATTGCGTCGGTAGATGTCAAATTTTTTCTTTCGAAGCTCATCATCATACTTTGTTGTTCAGAAGAGTATGGATGCGGTACAAAATATTTTTCTTTACCGATTAAATTTGGTATTTTTTTAGTTATTTCACTCCAAGGTAAAACGGTTGCTCCGGCGTATTTTCCTGAGTTTGTACCATCGGCTAATCTAAATTGTACATTTTTTCTCCAATCATAATCAACCAGTATAACAACCGCAAAATTTACATCGCTTTCATTTAAATTTTTATTTATAACATAGTATAATGTAAGATTTTGTCTAAGCCTATAATTATAAAAATAATTCGATGACCCTTCCCAAGATGTACACCATCTTCTATCAGGGGCAAACTTTTTTCGTATATTGATACACTTGTGTTTTTGATCAGGATTGAATATCAGAATGCTGTCGTCTTCAAAAACAACATCAACATCAGAAACATCAATTTCAGGAATTTTATATTCGTCTTCCATTGGTAAAACATCCACAACATGTTCGAATTCAACAAAATTCATCATACCTGCAGGTTTTGTATTTATAGGGACTAATGTGTAGTTTGCAACATATCTATCAACCCTATTGACTATTTGTTCAATATTTTCTTGAGGATTTTCTTTTATTAACTTTTCTGTTAATTTTTCTTTCATGAAATTTTCAAATTCACGTCTAACCAAAGATGACAATTCCATAGATGTCATGTCCAAAATGTCTTTTCTGAATCTTTTTGGATCTAAAGCTTTCATTTCAAAAAACTTTTTAATATTCAATTTAGTAAGTCTTTTGTCTGCACCAGCATTTTTTTCCATGAATGTTTTAAAAACATCATCAAAAGTTCTTTTAGATTTTTGACTTTCACTTTTAGACTTTACAAGATCCTTTAATTTTTGATAATCATATGTGAAGATGTCCCTTTCAGCTCCTACCAAGGTATTTTTGAATCTTTCAAAATCAGAAATGGTTTGTCTAATTTGATCTACCGTGTCTTCTGTACTTCCACTAAACTTAAGGACTAACCTTTTAATTGTTGATTCTGGATATTCTAATAATAAACTATTTTTAACTTTGGTGTTTTCTTTTACTATATTGGATAATAACTTTACTAATTCCATAATTTTTTTATTAATAAATATTTCAACAAGTCAAAAAATTAATAATTCATAATAAGTAATTCTTCACCCATGTTTTGTTTTTCACCTTTCTTTGCTGCGGCGGCTTTTGCAAATTCTTTTCTGACCCAAGTATATTGATCTTCAGGAAACCAATTGTGAAGTAGTTCGAAATCATAGTATGATAGAGAAAACTTACTCTGGACTTTGTGTAATACGTTTGCCAATCTTTCATGGTCTTGTCTATCGAAATCATGATTGGAATAATAGTTTTCTGTTTTCCAATATGGTGGGTCCAAATAAATGTACGTAGATGGTGAATCGTATTTTTGTATCACGTCCGCAAAATCCATATTTTCAACATCTGTAATTTTTAAAAAGTGATCCACCCAATCAGGTTTAGACAACTTATCTCTAAACGTAAGATATTTCGATTTATATTTTCCTTTAAGGTCAATAAAGTTTGATGTTTCAGGTTTTGATCCACTGAAAACCTGTGTTAAAATGTAAACATACTTAGCCGCGACTTCATAATTGCCAGGTTCTAAGCTGAAACCTTCATTAAATAATTCAGCCTGAAAGCTTATAAACTGTTGTTTATATATTTCAGGGGTATTATCTACTCCTTGTTTTTGACAATCAATATTGTTTATTGCCCTTAATAATTCAGTTGGATTTTGAACACATTTAAATAGATTATAGTTTAGTGGGTTGAAGTCATTGTATACAACTTTTTTAAGTCTGGGGAATTGTTTTAGATCCATATTATAGAAACACCAAAACATTCCTCCGAAAGTTTCTAAATAAACCTCCATATTTTTATCGTAATAAGGAACAATCCATTTCCCGATTTTACTTTTACCTCCGATATAACTTAACATGTATAAAAAATAATAAACTTAATCATATTAATCAACATCAAACTTTTTTATAATTTATTTGGATATTAATAAAAAACCACTATCTTTGTATTGTTGATGTGGTTAACCACTAAACAAAATGGATGATTTGGTACACCATTTAAAAAACGCAAGTCGTGATGTCATCTTACGGTTATTAGAGACAGGTTAATTACCTTCCTAACAGGAAAAACATAAAGGGGGACTTTGTCCCCTTTTTTATTTTTTGTGCTATTTATTACTAATGAAAGTATTAAGTGTACTTAAAAGTATAATAATAGAAAATCGTGGTAAACACCATAAACTTTTTACTGCGCCTGAAGGTCCAAAATTTATTGCAACAACTCATCAAACTTCAGATAGAAAAAGTAATTTAAGTTATGGGGAAATAAAAGATATAATTTTAAATGCAATTTATTCAGGTAGTAAGATTCATACAAGAGTTGGAGTACCTAATACTATGCTTTCTGATATAATTCGTGATAAATATAAAAAAATTTTATATGAATTTTCTAAAGATCCAACAGAAAAAAAAATAAAATTTGTATTTAAAAGAGAAGATAATAAAGATGAACACGTATTTGACTATATTGAATTCATACTTGCAAGAAGTGATGATAATACATTTTTAATTGTGTCAAGTACATTTTCTGATAATGGTACTTATCTAAAACTATACGGTAAAGATGTTCTTCAATCAAGAAAAGTTATGTTAGAAAAGTATTTTCATTTAAGGACTGTAATATTATAATTATTATATGGAAAAAAAAGAAGCAACACAAGTTACAGGATGTAGAAAATGTAATAAAGGACAAGAAAAATTACAATTATTTTTGGTCACTTTTGGTATAGTTTTATTAGGTCTTTCTATATATGGGGCAGTAAGATTAGTACAGGACATTATTAGTTCTTTCTAACTTCTTTCATATTTTAAAAATTGTTTGACAAGTAGATCCCCAATAACGTTTCTACCTTTAAATCCTTTTCCTTTAAGTCTTAATGGTTTTGATGTATCCATTTGTTTTGGAAAATTAACCATTATTTCACCTTGTGGATGTGGGATAACAAAATTTTCCTGATTGAGATCGTCCAATGTGAAATATTTATTATATAATAGGTGTTCACCAAACTTTTCAAAACCACTTTCATTTGTTAATGTTATTTTAACTAAAAGATCACCGTAAATACCATTTTCGAAATCTCCCATGTTTTGTAAACGCATCATTTGACCATCATCAATCCCATGTGGTATTCTAAGTTCAACACTTTTTACCTCATCTTTATTACCATCACCTTTACAAACATGACATGCATTAATCAATGTATGACCAAAACCATTACATGAAGTACAAATCTTTTGTACCATCTGAACAAACATCCCACTACCAACTTGTGCCCATAAAACACCTTCACCTTTACAAGTGGCACATGATCGTTTGTCCCCACCAGTACCATTACATGGATCACACTTTTCTTTTCTTTGATAATTCAAGTTAACTTTTTCATTCATGAAACTTTTTATAACATCTACAGAAAGTGTAATAATTCTTGAAGGTTTCTGTTGTTGTCTAAAATTCTGATTAAACATATTAAACATACTACTAAAATCCCTGAAGTTGGACCCGGCAAACGGATTTTTTCTTTGTATGTCGTATTCTTTTCTTTTTTGTTCATCACCAACTACATCATATGCCACGGAAATTTTTTTAAATAATTCTTCATCCCCACCTTTATCGGGATGATTTTCTTTTGCCAATTTTCTATAAGCTTTTTTTATTTCTTCTTGAGTTGCGGTTTCTTCAACCCCTAAAACAGAGTAATGATTTTCAGCGTTCATTTATTGTTTTTTTCTTGTATATTTTAAATTATAGGATAAAAAAAATGAAATATCTAATAGTACTATTCAAAAATAAAAAAAGAAAAAAGATTCTAAATAAATTTTTGAATAAAGAAAGAGCATTAAAATACTTTGATTTTTTACTACAAACTAGCAATTCAGTGAATTTTCCTAAACGTTTTGAAAATGGAAAATTGTGTGATTACGAAATTGGTTTTTTGGAATCGGGTAGTACAAATTTTGATTTATACTTTGTAAAAGATGAACTCGGAAGGCAGGTAAAAGTTGATCTCGACGATACTAACTATAGATTAAGTAAAATTTCGAAATATAATATTCATGAAGAAGTTTATGACGTTCAGGAAAAATCTAAAATTAATTTTGATTCTTTTGTAAAAAAATATTTACCTAAATCAAACATAAAGTTAGTTTCAAAATTGAACAATAAAGTCGCGATACAAAATGATAATGATGTCAATTTGATTTCATTGAAGTCTATCGACGAGTGTTCAAGGTTTATGGATGTATTGGAATCTTACTTGATAAGTAATAACAGGTTGGATTGTATTTTAGTCAAAGATTCTTCTAAAGAACAAAAAAAATATTTATATAATATTTTAGAATCAAAAGGAATTAACAAATCATTTCTTTACAGAAGATTCACTACTTTTACGAAAGAATAATCTTTTGAAAAAACTTGGTTTTTTTTCATTCTTTACTTCTTCGTCTTTTGTTTCTTCGTAAACTTTTGTATTAACAAAAACTATTTCTGTACCTGAAATATCTATTTTAAATCTTAATTTATTTATATCAATTTTTCTAAAATTACTTTGTACTTTTTTGAAATCTTGATCATTCAATTCATAAACCAAGATCGGTTTTCCTTCTGGGAAAATTTCATTAGCCGCTTCAGTAACAACTAACAATTTTTCTAAGATATCATTAATATTTTTTTCATCTTCTCCCATACACTTAGTTTTTCAGGTTTTTTTGGTAATATATCTTCTTTTTTTAGTTTTTTAATTTCAGCAATTAAATTGTGTTTTTCAATATCAAGATCATTTTTGTCTTTTTCTATTTCACTTTTCAACCAATCAATTTCCGCTTCCAACTTGGTTTTCTTCTTCGTCATCTTCTAATTCTATTTTAGGATTATTAATTTCAAATTTTAGTCCTTGTAGATCATTTAACTTTTGTTTTTCAAATATGTGTTTTAGTTCATCTATCTTCTGTTGAAATAGTCGATCTTTTTCTTCTCTTTCTTTATTGTAAGCAATAATGTTTTTTATATTAGATATTTGATTTTCTACAGATTGTTCATTGAACTGAGTTACAAAAGAAAAAAATCTTACACCGACGTTGGTTGGGTCGTTTTCAACAACACTTTTTTCATCTACAAACTTTTTTGGTAATTTCCAAGTATTTGGAAATTCTATATCAAAAGATAGATAGTTTTTCATTTTTCTTACCGATTGTAAATACGGAAATAGAATGTTAAATTCTTTAAATAAACTCATTTGTTGTTTTGTATTAGAAATGTTATTATATAAGTTAAAAATAAACCATAAAGAAAGATTTCCCTATTACTAAACAAAATAGGTTTAGGATCTGTCTGTAATAGGGAAATAATAAATTTTAGAAAAATTCTAGTTATTGATATAATCGAAAATATAAATACAAACAAATATAACGTATCGATATTAGTCATATTAAGCCCTTTTACTTTCTAAAATTTCACCTCTTAATTGTTGTAATAAAGATTTCAGTTCTTGTGCTGATTTTCTAGCTCTTGTACCAGCACTTTTGTTACCAGCAAAGAATTTGGTTGTATCCACGCTCAATTGTTCTGTCAAAACTTTAATTTGTTCAAGTGTTTCCATTTTTAAATATTATAGGTTTATTTAATGTTAAACATATTAATTATGATGTTTATGTAAACATTTAAATACTTAAATTGTTATCTAAAGATTTATATATGTTCAACATAATATCTAAATCAGATTGGGTAAATGTTTTTTCTATGTTAAAAATATCATCAAAAAATTCACCAATAGACTCTTTGATTTTTTTATCTTCTTGTTTATAAAATATTTCAATAAAAAATGACTTGAAGTATTTCAAATGATCTCCTTCATTTGTAAAAATAATTCCTTCTTTTTCAAAACTTTCGATTGTTTTATTCCAACACCACTTGAAGTGGTTCACGATGTCTTCTTCAGACATTTGAATTTTGGTTTCGCTATTGTCTTCCTCACCCAAAAAAGTTTTTCTTATTAAATCGTAAAGGGAATACGAAAAATCGTAATATAATTCTAATTTTTCAGGTAAAATATTATTTATTCTGAACCATAAATCAATGTCTTCTTTATTGATTGGTTTTGATATGTAATTAAAAAAATTATCCATAGAGGTCATCTATGGATAATTATACGGTAATATAAAATTATGTAAATTATTGTGTTTTGGAATTGTAGGTAATCAAACCAGCAATTCTTTCAATATTTTCATTAACTTTTTTTGACTTTTTTGATACGGCCTTTTCACCTTTTTCAACTTTATTTAGTAAATCGGATGCATCATCATTTCCTGGTCTATCTTTAACCACAGGTTGTGCGGATTTATTATATGCCTTCCTTTTTATTTGAGCCAACATATTTTTTTCTCTAATTTCGTTTCTTTTTTTGTTTGTTGGTGTTTCGACCGCATTGCCCCATTCAGGATTGTTACCTGTTCTTGAAGAACCGACAATGTTGTCTTTTACCCATTCTTCATTAGGAGCAAATTCATCATAATCAATGTTTTCAAGTGCCGCCGCTGTAAAGTTTTCTACATATTCCGCCACACTGTCTGATGGAACATATGCCATTTTATCCATCTTTTTCAATTCACCATTACCCATAGGAAAATGTTTTGCGTCCATAGTGAAATCTTCCATTGACCCATCTTTAGCATATTTTTTCATTTTTTGCCCAACCTCTTTATAATAGTCTTGATTTTCGTCTCCAGATTTTTTGAATGATCTTTCATATTCAGTGTATCCTCTAGTTTTTTTGGCGGGTTTCATTTTTTCTTCCGCCAAATTTTCAATTAAATTAACGACTTGTTCTTCTGTAAGTCGAATTGATCTACCTAATCTTTCATTAAAAATTTCGTATTCATACATTTTAGTTCTCAATTCTTTTTTTCCAGGATTCCAAAAATCTGTTGTTTTTTCGGCGTTATCATACATGTCTTCGTCAATTTCTATTTCATAAACAATATCACTACTATCTGTATTAAAATCGTCTTCAGGCATTTTCCAATTGGTTTTATAATCTGGCATGTCGTCAGAAATTTTTAAATCCCCATATTCATCATATTCACCAGTCCCATCACACCATTCGCATTCAACATCATCAAACTCGTTATATCCCGTACCATTACAATGAGGACATGGTTCTTGCATTTCATAATCAAACTCATCAGAAATTTCGTTCATATTTTTTTTACTTTTCCTTAATAAATCAAAGTCTGACTTATCAATTTTACCGTTTTTGTTTTTGTCCAATTTGAATTGATTTCCATGAAGTTTTTCATTCATTTCAGATTCTTTCATGTATCCACATTCTGTACATTCACCTTCCATCATTTGACCACCACATTCACACATTTCACCATCGTTGACTTCAATTTCATAAATTGGTTCTTCATCTAATGATGATCTATCAGTATATTCTTTACCATTCAAAGAAAATTTATCCCCTTTTTTTGTGTTTTTCAACATTTTTGTGAAAGCATTTCCTTCGGATGTTTCTTCTTCTTCAACATAATCAAAAGACTTTCCAGGTCTATTAAATTTTGTCGTATTATATTTTTCATTTAGAAATCTAGAATAGTTTTTCATTTTTTTGTTTTTATTATAAATATATGATCAGTGGAGTTTATTCATTTCACTCAGGATAATATCTTTTATAATATCTTCATGAATTTGATATCGATCACTGATTCGTTTTATTACACCGTTCAATGTTTTATTTTCAAAAATATTAAGAGCCTTGATATCACCCTGATTACAATATGGGAAACGTTTACATTTTTTTTTAACTTGGACGAATTTTCCTCCAGGTATTTGTGTTTTTGATCTTCCTCTCCAATCTTTTTTACTTAAAGATTTAGCCCATGCCGCGGTAGTAACGTATGACCCTGATGATGAAGAATCAGTTGCTTCAGTGGCTTCTACTTTTTTAGGTTCTTCGCCAGAAAAAAGAGGTGCCTCATATCCACCAGCAGATCCTGTTCCTGTGGCTTCCTTAGTTTCTTTTTTGGTTTTTTTATTATCCAAAATAGTTTCTAAGAAGGTTTTTATGTCTTCAGGGTTTTTCAAGTAATTTTTTATTTCTTGTTTAATTTTGTTATTGGATAATTTTTTGTTTTTAATAAGTTTGTAAATTTCACCAATTTCACTTTTATTTTTTAAGAAATCTAAATAATGAGTTTTTTTACCATTATCATTTTCTTCTTCTGTTTGTATGTTTGATAATAGTTCGTTTTTGGATTGCATAGCTAAAGAAGGATCTACTTGATCACCACCTTCGTAACCTCTAGCCTTAGCGATTACATCAGAGAAACTTTTTTGTATTTCTGATTTCCAATCTTCCATTTTTTATTTAAAAACTAATACGTAAGTTAATGCCGCAACTATTGATCCTGAAACAATTTCTATAACTGTATTTTTTGTTTTAATTTTTCTTATGTCCTTTCTAAGTTCTTTATTTTCTTCGTCCAATAATTTTACTTTTTCTTCAGTATTTTTAATTATTATTTCATTGTTTTTATCTTTTAGCTCTAACAGCCCAATTATAGTATCTTTTTTTTCTACTTTCGATTCTAACTGATTAATTTCTTTTTGATCCATTAATGATTGTTTTTTCAATCTATCCAATTCGTTCAAGTCTAAAAGTATTTGTTTTCCTACATTTACAGGAAAACATATTGTTGTCGTATCTTCTTTTTGTAAATTTTTTTGCCCGTAACTTAGACAGGAAATAAAAATAAATAATGTAAATAAAAATTTTTTCATACTTAATATTTGTATCTTTGTTTAAAGGTGCTGTCAATTTCTTTTTTTCCCATACCTTCTATTTTTTCTTTTTTCTGTTCATAATAATTATTTATTACATTTTTTTCGAACTTAATTTTTGATATATTTTGATCTATTTTTTCAATGTCTTTTTTATAAGAAACTATAGAATCGTTCAACTTTAATTGTAATTCCTTCATCTTATTAATGTTCTGATCGAGTTGTTCTAATTTATACTTGAGTAATTCTGACCTATCTTCTACCGGTCTGAATAACTTCACAAGTATGATTGTTAATAACAGAGTTAAAACAACTAATAAGACATCTTTATAATTTTTTATCAGAAACTTTTTCATTTTTCACTTGGTGTTTTTTTTCTATTGGCAATAACCTTTGACCATTTAGCTTTAAATTTTTCATAGTAACTTCTAAGTTTTCCAATGAACTCAACAAATTCATCATTTATGTTTATCATGTCCCCATTTATATAAACACCATTTGTTTCTCCAATTGAAAAAAAGAATTCTATATCTAAATCTTGTATTTTACCGGACCATTCAACATTGTTTTGATATAGGTTCAAAGTGTTAAAATCTACTAATTCAGAAACTTCACTAACAAACTCATCCATCGATTCTTGATATGCGGTTTTGTCATCTGTAGTAAGTTGTAACCCCATTTTATCTTTAGCGTTGATTGTCATTAAACCACCTGAAATTCTATAAGTTTTTTTCTTTTCAAACTTCCTATCTTCAGGCGTATCACTTTCAAGGTCTGTTTCTAACTCAGCCGTTTCATATTCTTTTTCTTCTGAATCTTCTTTGATTAAACCATAATACTTATCAAGTATTTCTGTACTTTCACTTAGTGATTCTTTATTTAATAAAGTTCTAGATGCTGAAAGTAGTTTTTTAATTTCTTCGTGTCTATTCATTTTTAATTTGTTTTTCAAATAATTCAAAGTCGAAAGCCGGACTCAGATCGGTTATTTCTGTTAGAAAATTACTTCTTGTCACTATTCCTTCAAAATTTTCTATCCCATTTATCTTAGTGTTGTGACCTAAAACTTGGATTTTTATTGAGTTATTATTACATAATTTCAAACATAGTTCTGAAGTCGATTTTAATTGTTCTTCAGTATATGGTTGCCAATAGTAGTAGTCCCTCCATTTTTTTTGTACAACAACACTATTATAAATATTGCCAATCCAGTTTATGTATCCATTTTTTAATGGTTGTTTTTCTAACCACCCTAAATTTTCTAAACAAACAAATATTGCCTTCTTGTTAATTTCATTTTTATAAAAAAATTTTGAGTATTGATTGTCCTCAAGTAGTTTTACAACTTTACCTTCACGATCAACAAAATAGTTAGGTATTTTACTATATGATCCATTATGTCTGTATTTCAAGGATGTTATATAATTTTCAGAATTTCTTCCTGAATGTAATAAAATTATTTGTTTTTTTTGGTTTGAAACAAACTCAGTATTGAAATTACCGTATTCTATAATATCCATTATTCTTTTTTATAAACCAATCTTTTTTTATTATTTTCACCTACTGTCGTTGTTTCAATCGGTACTTCTACAATTTTTTCAACTTCTTTTATAACTTCTACAGGTACTTCTACAATTTTTTCCACTTCTTTTATAACTTCCACAGGTACTTCTACAATTTTTTCAACTTCTTTAATTACTTGGACGGGTACTTCCACTTCTTTAATTACTTGAACAGGTACTTCCACTTCTTTGATGACTTCTACAATTTTTTCAACAACTTCGGGTTTTGGTTCAGAAACTTTGTGAATTTCATTACTTTCTTTTTTTCTATAGTTTTTAAAAGCTTGATTAGTAGAAATAACTAATGCAATAGCTAATGGGTCAAAAACAAAAATTAATGTAAGAATAAAAAAATTAGCGGTTTTTTTAACGTCCCATCCAGTTATTTCACTTAAATACTTAATTGCCCCTAATTCTCCTGATTGAATTTCTTGTGAAGTGAGATCTAAAACTTCTAAATCTAACTTGGTTATACTATCATTTAGTGCTTCTATTTTGATTGATAGTGTATCTCTGTTTGTTTGAGCAACTTTTAATTGTGTTTCGAAAGCCTTTCTATTACCACCATTAGCTCTTGTAACTACTTGACCCGTTGTTCTATCAATGGTCTGAGTTGTTGTATTTGTGGAAAGTGCATTTCTTAAATTTGTTATGTCTTTATCCAACACATCTTTTTCCTTTTGATATTCTTTCTTTATTTCATCAAACCTGTTTTTCTTAACTTCGATGTTTTCAATTTTTTTATTATTGATTTCAAGTCCTGCGATATTTTTTTGAAATCCTGTAGATAATAATCCATAAATTCCTACAGATGTGAGTATTGAAAGAGTAACTAATGCTATTGTTAAATATATCTTTAGAATACCGTAAGTTTCTTTCCATTTATCATGTAAGTACGTCGCGATTGCTATCTTGGATATTTCCAAAAAAGATCCCATAATGATCACAGGAATGGCAACTGCCGAAAATATTATAGATAAACCTATAACACTGTAATACGCTGCGGTTCCTGATAATCCTATTGCACAAAATAACAAAAACCAAGGTAAAAATTTTTTATTCATATCTTTAAACTATACTTAATAAATATAAAAGATAAAGAAAAACCCCCATTTAAGGTGGGGGTCTATATATGATAGGGTTGTTTGTTTATTAATTACTATTTTAATTTTCAATCAAAACTTCTTTTTTTATTTCACCATCAACAAATCTTGAAACGGAACAAAATTCAATTTCAACATCTTCTTTAATGTTTTCTTTGAACTGATTGTATTGTTCTTCAGTTTCAAATGATCCACATTGTGTCGCAATCGAATGGTAAACTTTCAATCGGTATGAACCATATGGATTTTTAAGTTCCGAAAATTCCATCACAAGATTTTCAAATTTATAATCATCAGTACCATCTTTAGTTACAAACTTACCATTTTCATCTCTTTTATAAAAAGCAGATCTATGATACCCACAATTATTACATCCTACATATTCTTCACCTGTCTTGTAATAGAAGTCACTAAAAGCTTCTTCTTTACAATTTGGACATTCAATATAATCTATTACACTTCCCATACTAATTTTATTTTTATAAATAATCAAATAATTCTGAACTATCGTTTCTAAGTCTACGTAATGCCTTTTCTTTAATCTGTCTGACCCTTTCTTTTGTAAGTCCGAAATCTGATCCAATATCTTCTAAAGTTCTTGGAGTGCCGGTAAGACCAAAGTAATCACCAATGATTGTTTTTTCACGGTCGTCTAAAACATTTAAAAGAGACATTAGTTTATCTTTTAAAATATCTTTTGTGTTAAATACTGAATCTGGTTGTTCAGCATCAGGATTTGATATCATATCAATTAATGTATCCCCATCTTCATTAATTGTCATGTCTAAATCAATAATAGATGGTAGTGTAGAAAATTTATCGTCTAATTTTTTCCCTGTTTGTTCCACTTCTTTTTTTGCTCGTTGTAAATCTTGTACAACATTAACCGGTAGTCTTATTGTTCTTGCGTTGTCATTTAGAGACTGAATTATTGATTGTTTTACCCACCAAACTGCGTAGGAAATAAATCTTAAGTCTTTGTTCCAATCAAAATTTTTGATCGCCTTCATTAATCCAAAGTTTCCTTCAGCAATTAAATCTGAAAGGTCCATACCTTGATTTTGATACTGTTTTGCCACAGTTATAACAAATCTTAAATTACCCCTAAGTAATTCTTCTTCAATTTCTTTACGTTGTCTTAAACTAATACCTTCTGATTTCATAATCTTAGCAAGTTCTTTTTCCCGATCAGGAGTCATTACCTTGATTTTTCTTATGTCTTTAAGATAGTGTTGAATTTCTTCTTGATTTATTGGTGCCCCAACATTTTTGTCTTTCATATTTATATGCTTTTAGATTGTTCGTCAAGTTTATTTTTTTCCGCAATTGTTAAAGAATCCATTCCTTGATCAAGAATTTTATCTAAAATTTCATCAACTGTAAGATTACAAATATCTTCTTTTTTTTCTTTTATTTCAATAGATGATAAATAATTTTTTATAAATTCTTCATCATTAAATTCAATTTTTGGTAACTGAAATACGTTTTTATTACTTTTTCGTTTCTTTTTATTTGGATATAATTCCATTAAATGGTTTAGATTTTCTTCTTCCATGTTACTGGCAAAGTTTCTACCTTTTGGTAATAAAAAGTACGTAAAGTTTTCAAAATCCTTACTTACTAAATCAATATAAATATTTAGTTCAGGTAAACACATTTCAGTTTCAAAATGAAAAACTGAACTTGTATCACCAAAAATATATTTTATTTCATCTGATTTAACAACAGGACTTATTTCTTCTGCGATGCGACGAATAAATTCCGTTTCATTTTTTTTATCGTCACAACGATACGTAAATAAAATGTATTTCATTTTTTATAGTTTTGTATTAATATGTTCTCTGATTTCTTCTTCACTGAATGATTTTTCATATTCTTCAAAGTCTTCTGACATTTTGAATATTCTTGACCCTTCTATGTACTTAACTTTCCCTTGTAATTCTGTAAAGGTGTGTTCCAATTGTTTATCAAAAATATTTTTGTAAGATTTTTGAGTTGATATAATACAACCATTTACACCCAATGATTTGATTCTTGTTAAACCAGTAACAACACTTGTAGAATTTTCAACTTCGAAAGATCTAATTGGTAGATACCCGTTTTCAGTTTTTTCTAAAAAAATAACATCAATTTGTCTTGTTATATCATTATATCCTATAAAATCATCAACTAAATCGTTAGAAAATTCACCCCCGCGTGTAAGT